CCAGTAGGCGTCCATGCGGCTCGACGCCTCCAGGGCCTCCCACGGCACCGATGCCAGCTTCTGCCAGGACAGGAAGTCACCGTTGGTGCCCGAGGTGATCGAGTTCACCCCCGACGCCCCGATGACGCCGGTGAAGTTCGTCCCGTCGCCTTCCAGCGCCTCCTGGTCCTCCTTCCGGGCCACCTGCTCGCCGAACTCGGTGGCCAGGTAGTCGGCCAGGAGCACGACGTTGTCCTGCAGCAGCTCGCCCGACACGGTGGCGAAGCAGGCGAACTTCTTCGCCGTCAGGGAGCTCTGCGAGAACGGGTTCGAGGGGACCGAGTCGGAGATGGTCCCTTCCTCCGCGATGATCGCCGCGGTGAAGGCGGCGGCGCGCGTCGGGTAGGCGTGGGTCTTGGTCGTCATCGGCACCTTGCGCACGAGAGGCCGCATGATGCCGAAATCGGCGACGAGCCGTAGGATCTCCGACTCGACGATGGTCGGCACTAGGTTGCCGCCCTCGGCCGCGGTGTCTTCCTGCAGGGCGACCTTGTGCACGCCGCCCAGCTCCTTCTCCAGCTTCTCGTGCCAGTCCAGGCGCTTCATGTACTGCGCCGGGTCGGTGAGCTTGATCAGGTGGTTGGCGAGCCAGAGCGAGGCGCCCGCCTTCAGGATCGGGTCGTCGAGGAAAATCGACGCCTTCGGCATCCCCTGCGGGACGTTCCCGGACTTGTACGCCTTGCAGGTCATCTCCGCGGTCTTCATGACCTTGCCGCGGAGCGACTCGGGGATCGCGGCCAGCAGGTTGTCGCCGCCGTACAGGCTGACGCGACGGTCCTTGTGCTCCCGCTCGAGCTTCGCCTGCCACTCCTCGAGGGACTTGGCCTTGGCTTCCAGCTCGGCCATGCGGACGCTGGTCTTCTCCGTCATGGCCGCGAACTTGCCGGTCTCCTCGGCCAGCTTGTTGACTGCCTGTTCCAGCTTCTCGGTGCTCATGAGGCTCCCATCCTCCGGTTCAGAAACGGGAGGTTGGCGAGGGCGGCGTTGAGGCCGCGTCTCGCGTCGTCGAGGCGTTCCTGCTCCTGGGCCGCTTTGTGCCGGTTTTCCCCTTGGGCGTGTCCGCCCGTCCGGTCCGCGTAGGGAGCAAGCAGTGAAGCGAGGTACTCGGCCGTCCGTGGCCGGACGACCCCCTTCTGCATCGCCATCGCGAAGGCGTCCGGGTTCGCCGGCACCGCCACGAGGCTCCATTCCAGCAGGTCCTGCTTCGTGAACCGCAGGCCCTTGCCGCCGTTCCTGGTCTCCCGCTCTTCGGGACGGTCCATGGGCCAGAAGCCGACCGATGTCGTGCTCATGTAGCCGTCCCGGTAGAGCGAGAAGAGCTCTTCGTTGAAGCGCGTCTTGCGGTGGAACTCCGTCACCGCGCGCAGCCCGTGGTCGTACTTCTCGATGAGGAGCGTCTTCCCCTGGCTGGGCGGTGAGCCTGCCACCTCGCCGTATTCGTGGTTGAAGAGCACGATCGGGTTCCGCTCGTAGTTCTTGAAGTACCAGCCGCCGGGGTCGATGACGTCGCCCATGCGGTCCTCGGAGTCGGTCGTGATCGTGAAGCGCAGGCGCCCGTTGTTGGCGTCGTCCTTCTCGACGACGCTGTCGCAGCCCTTGAGGAAGATGAGCCGGTCCCCCTCGCGGGGCTCGGTGCGCTTCAAGAGCATCGACAGGATGCGCGGCTCGATGGCGCTGAAGGTATCAACGTCCTCGGCCGGCTCGACCAGGGCCCTGGACACTTCGCCCTCGATGGCGCTGAGGCCTCGGGCGAAGCCCTGCGTGACTGTCTCCAGGCTCCCGTCCTTCGCCTGCTCGGCGGGGTACTGCTGGAACCGGTAGGCGTCCTGGCTCTCCTCCATCTTCTCGGCCTTGGCCTCGTGGTCCTGGAGCCACTTCCTGGCCTCCTCCGGAGTCCAGTCGGCCTTCGTGAAGATGTAGGTCTGGATCTTCTTCATCACGCCACCTCCGGAATGGTCACGCACCGGCAGTTGATGGTCTCCCCCGCGGCGCCGCCGGGGTCCAGGGGGAAGCGGAGACCGTTGCGGAAGGGCTCGCCGACCATCGCCCGCTCCCCTTCGAGGGCGGCGTGGGTGTCCCGGACGCGCAGATCCCGCGCCGTGACCCAGCGGTGCGTCTTGATCTCGGCCTCCCGCATCCCCTCGAACCGCCCGCCGCTGAAGGCCGAGAACGTCTCCGTGCGCGCCACCGTCCGGCTGTTCGCCCGCTCCCCGCCGAAGTAGTCGAGGACGCGGCGCCGCAGGTCCTCCTCCGTCTCGTTCTGCGCCAAGCCCTCGGCCATCTGCTCGTGCAGCTCGACGAGCATCCGCTCGTTGACGCCCCGGATGTCCTGCCGGCGGTTCGCCAGGAGCTGCTGCACGCGCGGGTCGGTGAAGTGGAAGTCGATCTTGACCCCGGCCTGCTCCGCGACGGTGTCGACGCCCCGGCTCATCGAGGCGCGCCAGATGGGTTCGAGCGAGACGATCGACTCTTCGTTCGCGTCGTCGAGGTCGAACAGGGGGCGGATGGTCTCGTCCATCTTCTGGATGGGCTTGCCGCGCAGGGCCTTGACCTTGGAGAGGTTCCCCAGCGACTCGTCCCGGAGGTTCTTGAGATGCGTCCGCCACCGGCTGTCCGCCTTCAGCTCCAGGTCGTGCACCTGGCGCACCAGGGTCCGCCAGATAGCGTCGAGCTGAGTGGTCTGGTAGTGGCGCTGCAGCACGAACGCGCCGCGCTCCTCGTCGTCTTCGTCCTCATCGGAAGCCGAGGCCAGTGGGGCGGCCTGGGGGGCTTCCGCCGGCGCCGGTGGTGCACCTGAGTCCGAGACTCCGATGGGAAGGTGAGGTTCGTCCGCGCCCTCGACGCCTTCCAGGTCCAACCCCATGCCGAGACGGTCGTTCAGCACGGCGAGCGGCGTGCCGATGGCCCACAGCCGCGCCGCGACCTCGCTCTTCATCCCGATCTCATCGACCAAGGCCATGATCGCTTCGGTCTTGAAGTACCCGTCGAGCCCGGTCTTGTACCGGTCCAGCAGGTCGGCCTGGATGACGTCCTCGATGTAGGCCAGCCGCGGCAGGAGCTCCAGGTGAAAGAAGATCCGGAGCTGCGGCATCATGTTCGCGTAGTTCGCGTACTCCAGGATGCCGGCGATGGCGGGGGGCACGCCCGCCGTCGACAGCACGTTCTCCCTGGAGAACCGCCGCCCGTTGGCAAAGTCCATGTCCTTCTGCCCGATGCCGGTCCGCTCCAGCTTCAGGCCGCGCGGCAGGATCGCCGGGCTGTGCGCCTTGTCGACCGAGGCGTGCCGGTTGATCCAGCTCTGCCGCAGGCGCTCGGCGGCCGGCTCGCTGATGTTCGCGTCCCCCTCGGGGACCAGGACCGCGCCCGGCTCCGCGCCCCGCCGGAAGAATTTCCGATACCAGACGCTGGCGTGGAAGTCGGCCTCGATCTCCCCGCTCGCCGGCTGCGTCCAGCTCATGCCCCAGGCTTCGTCCATCGGGTTCCAGTACTTGAAGTGCAGGATCTCGTCGGCTGGGATCTTGATCTGCTGGGTGCTGGCGCTGAAGTCGTAGGTGACGGGGACGTCGCCTTCCCCGAGGCGCACCTTGACGCGCTTGGGGTCGAGGCGACGGATGGACGCCGGCAGCAGGAGGCCCTGCGCGTTGGCGCGCGCCGGCGGACCGAGCCACCAGACGCCGTTCCCGTAGTTCTCCAGGTCGATGGTGAGGGCCTCGAAGAGCTGGGTGCCGCGCATGAGCGCGTTCGGGCGCGCGAAGAGGCGGCCCACCGGATGGTCCTCGACCAGCTCGTCGGTGCCCTTGCGGAAGAGCTCGAACGGCATGGCGGCGACGTTCCGCGCGAACGCCACGATGGCCCGGTACGCGGTCGGGTGCTGGCCGAAGGCGTTGTCGACCGATGTCGAGGAGGGGTAGGCGTCGAAGCCGAGGCGGAAGAGCGTGTCGGACAGGGCCTCGGCGCCCGTCTTCTCGTAGGCCATACCGGCCCGCAGACCGCTCATCGCCCAGCGGAAGGCGTCGCGGAGGTTCACAGGATCTCTCCGAAGATGCTCTTCGTCCTGCCGTACAGCGCCAGCCCCAGGCTCCACACGATGTCGTCGTGCATGCCCTCCGGCGCGTGGTACTTGACCGAGGTCGAGAGCCCCGCGCGCTCCAGGTTCGCGGCCTCCTCCACCGCCTCGGCGATGTAGGGCATGGAGAACGTCTCCTGCTCCACGCCCACCTGGATCGCCGCCACCATCGCCTGCTTCTTCTGGTTGTCGAACACGATGGGGATGCAGTCGATCGCCTGCTCCGCGGCCACGCGCACGAGCACCTCGAGGACTGGGCCTCCGATGCCGGTCGCATCGAGGTAGAGGGGAATCGACTGCGCCGGTTTCCCGCTGGCGCGCGACTCCTTCATCGTCCGCGAGTACTGCCGCAGCGTGGTCACGGCGCGCGCCATCTGCGCCTCCCAGGGCATGCGCTGGAACCGGTCCATCGCCTTCAGGCGGCCGCTCTGCATGCCGACGATCGACAGCACCGTGAAGTTCCGCTCCTTGGCCAGGTCCATCCCGGCCACGCACGGCTCGTTGTGCTCCCAGGGCTC